CGCGTTGGTAACTACACGCAGATCAGCACGAAGAACGTCGTCATCTCCGGCACGCTTGAAAGCGTCGATAAGGCAGGCCGTCGTTCGGAACTGACCTATCAGCTTGCTAAGCTTGGTTCGGAACTGAAGCGTGACATGGAAGCTGCGTTGCTTGCTAACCAAGCAGCGGCTGCTGGTAGCACCACGGTTGCCCGTCGTACTGCTGGTCTTCCTGCGTGGTTGACCTCGAACACCTCGACTGGTGTTGGTGGTGCAAACCCAACGGTTGGCTCGACCCCGACTGCTGCTCGTACCGATGGTACGCAGCGTGCGTTCACAGAAACTCTGCTGAAGACTGTTATCCAGAGCGTCTGGACGCAGGGCGGTACGCCTAAGATGTTGATGGTTGGTCCTTTCAACAAGGTCGCTTCCTCGGCATTCACGGGTATTGCTACTCGCTTCCGTGACGTTCCTGCNGGCCAACAGGCACAGATCATCGGCGCAGCCGACGTGTATGTGTCTGACTTCGGTACGGTCAACATCGTTCCTAACCGCTTNCAGCGTGACCGTGATGCGTTCGTAGTCGATCCTGATTACGCCTCGTTGGCAGTTCTTCGTCCCATCCAACAGATGGAACTGGCGAAGACGGGCGATGCCGAAAAGCGTCTGATGCTCGTTGAGTATGGTTTGAAGGTGAACTCGCAAGCTGCGCATGGTATCATCGCCGACTTGACCACCTCGTAAGCACTAACTGGGTGAGGGGGCCATGTGCCCCCTCATCTAACTATTGAGGGCTTTATGACAAAACGTCTTATTAACGATGATGCTTTCACAGGCGTCAAAACTTTTTACGATTACGATGCCGGTAAAGACGAAGCGATCATCTCGAAAGAGCAAGACGTTTCCGCAATTATTGAGCAGAACAAGCGCGAATTTAATGAAGCGCCGGAACGCTGGGGTGAATGGTCCAAGGTTGGCAGCATCCCAATTTCAGTGTATTACGAACTTGAGCGCCAAGGTATTACTAAAGACCAAGAGCGCATGAAGAAATGGTTGAACGATCCTGACAACCTTTACTTCCGCACAAGGCCGGGGACTGTTTAATGGCAATTACAACGTACTCTGAATTAAAGACCGCTGTCGCTGACTTCCTTAACCGGGATGATCTTACTTCGGCCATTCCAAATTTCGTTGCATTAGCGGAAGCGTCTTTGAACCGCCGTATGCGCGCTCCTGAAATGGTGACGCGGGCAACGGTAACGGTTGATGCAGAGTACGAGAACCGTCCAGCCGATTGGCTTGAGACAATTCGCTATCAGATTAACACAAACCCAATCGGGGTTCTTCAGTTTGTTACACCGGAAGAAGCCAGCATCCAGAAGACCAAGTTCTCTGTGCAAGGCGCGCCGTTGTTCTTCTCAACTGTTGGTACTCAGTTCCAACATGTACCTGCGCCGGACACAGCTTACACGGCTGAATTGATGTACTATGCCCGCGTTGCTGGCTTGTCGGATGCCAACACTTCTAACTGGCTTTTAACTGCTAATCCTGATATATACCTGTACGCAACGCTTGTTCAAAGCGCGCCATATTTGAAAGAAGATGAGCGCATTGGTGTTTGGGCTGGCATATTAGACCGCCTGATGGCTGAATACGAAGTTGCAGAGCAGCGGGCCAAGACAGGCTCAAGTCGGTTGGTTACTCGGACAAGGACGTTTGGTTAATGGCGGATACAACAACTACCAACCTTGGCCTTACCAAACCAGAGATCGGCGCATCTGCCGATAGCTGGGGTAATAAGCTAAACGCTGACCTTGATCTAGTCGATGCGCTCTTTGCAGCCGCAGGTACAGGGACAAGCGTCGGCGTTAATGTAGGTGCGGGCAAGACACTTGCTGTTGCAGGTACACTTAACGCCACTGGCGCAGTGACTGGCGGCGTTATCGCCCCGCTTGCTTCGCCAACATTTACCGGCACGGTTGTCCTGCCGAACACGACCAGCATCGGCGGCGTCAGCGCAGCAGAGATCGTTTATCTCGACGGCGTAACGTCGAACGTGCAGACGCAGCTTGACGCTAAACTAGCTATCTCGGCAGCAGCGTCCACCTACGCCCCCCTCGCCAGCCCAAGCCTGACGGGCGTCCCGACTGCTCCTACCGCCGCTGCTTCGACTAGCACAACGCAGATCGCTACCACAGCGTTTGTTGATACTAGCTTTGCGAAGCTTGCTTCTCCTGCGTTCACTGGTACACCGACCGCGCCAACAGCCGCGTTTGGCGCTAACAACACTACAGTCGCCACAACTGCGTTTGTGCAACAGGTTGCGCTTAACAATCAGCTTCCGTTGCAGGCGGGGAACACTGGTAAGTATCTTACCACTGATGGCTCTAACGCAAGCTGGGGTACTGTTACGATCCCAGCGCAAGTCTACCCAGCCGCTGGCCTTGCCGTCTCAACTGGGACTGCATGGGGAACATCTGTTGCCCCAGGCACAACCGGGCAGGTGCTAACCAGCAACGGAACCAGTTGGGTTTCCGGCGCAGCACCATCTACGTCATACGCCACCCTTTTAAAATTTGGCATATAAGGAAGTTTTGAAATGCCTGATACACTAAAGCAGATTTCTAACGCAACATACGGAATTGGCGCGCTGACTGACGGTATCGCCATCGCCAGCACGAACGCAACTACGCAGAATGTTATCAAAGACATTCAAGTCCAAAACAACCAACTTTCGCCCGTGGGCGCGCCTATAGATTTTGTTGTTAATGGCGTTACGGTTGCGCCTCTTAGCGGGTCAGTAACTGGCTCGGAGATAATTGACGTTTCCAGCACTGCAATTGCTAGAGCTACGGCTACGTTTACCAACGATATTACTGGGTTTTTTGGACCGACAAGCGGAAGCGCCAAGGCCACAACCATATCAGAGCGCGAAGTAAACGGTTTTGCAACAGCCAGTGCCACCGTTGCGACCCAATCTGCGGCTCTTACAGTAGCCCTCACCGCTGCGACAAGTATTGCAGGGCAGTGGTTTGTTGGCTCTGATTTCTTTTATCTTTACAGTGACAACAACAGCCAACAAATTCTTTACCGTCGCGTTGGCGGTATTAACGGCACTGAGAATACAGTGTTTTCTGACTCTTACGCCACTGTTGTATTTAACGGTGTTGATAGATTCCATCAGGTGCAAGCCTCCAATATTCGCACATATGTTCCCTCAACAAATACAACTACTAGTGTCGCCATCCAAACAGGTAGTGGTTGGCCCAGTAACCTTAACTCGTATCCTCGCATTGCATACGCAAATGGTTTTGTTTTTTGGTATAATAGCCTGTCAACAAGTGTTTACGCTATAAACCCAACTACGGGGTATGTCGCAAGAATTACTGCGGGGGCTATTGTCGTATCAGGAGGCAACTACGCAGCCCTTGATGTTTACTACAGCGGTGGGAATTACTATATCCTTAGTACAACTGATTCGACAACAATAGGGTATATCTACGTTAGAAGTACACCAGATTTTGGCCCCCTTACTTCTACTAATCCAATTGTTTCTGTTACTACTGTTTATGACGCATCAGCCGTATCAATCAACGCTGGTATACCTATTAATACCCTTTGGCCAAAGTTAAATCGCTCAACCGGCGACTGGCTTTGGTTTAAGAGTGTAGCGGGTAACGTATTTACGTTTGGATGTTTCAATCTGCGTAGCGGAGCATTTAAGGCCGATGTTTTAATAAACACAAACCTGTACCCCCCCGCCATTTCAGGTTCTTCGTCTTTTGTATTGTCGTCTTTAGCTACTACGGATGACAGCGCGAACAAACTGAACACAGCCTTCTACCCGCAAACGGTAACGCTTCGCGTTACGGGCGTTCAGACTACACCGTAAGGAATTAAACTATGCTCTCTTCTACAGGCGCAGCCCCTTTACAACCTTCACTCAACAACCCACGGCAGATTGCCGTTAGTGGGTATGCCACCATATTGTACACTGTGCCAGCGGGTAGAAAGTTTGTTGGGTATATTTATGGTTCATCTACTGGTGCGACATATTTCATAACGCCTGTTGGTGGGTCTCCAACCATTCAGTACGCAGGTGCGGTATTGCTTACAAGTCAATCCACCACGCCCCCTCAAATAGTACTTGTTGGGGGAACAGTTGTTGCTGGTTCTAGCGTTCAGATATTGTTAAACGGCATAGAGAGCGACCTGTAAGATGGCAACAATCACAGTAGCTGACGACCTAACCGTCCACGTTGTCTCCGATGACGGCGCGTTTGAATTCTTCCTGCCGAACTATGATCCGGAAACGCTGGTCCCTTTCCCATCGGCTGGTGAGGCATACGCTTGCGGAAATAAATACGCAGAAGAAGGCCGCGTATGGCAGCCGTACAAATCGCCTGAAGAGCGGGAGCAGGAAAGCAACGAGCAGACCATCGCAAGCAACAAGCCAATCCGCAACGCCAAGTTGGCAGAATGCGACTGGACGCAGATCAGTGACGTTAACCTAACTGACGATTGCAAGGCCGACTTTGCCGCATACCGCCAAGCCCTACGCAATGCCGACATGCTTGACCCAGTATGGCCAGAGGCTCCTGCTGAAGAATGGTCCATCTAATGGACATGTCCTTTGGCTTTGACACCCTTCTAACTGTTGTCGCTGGCGTCTTCGCCATCATTGGCGTTTGGACGCAACTTAGCAACCGTCTCGCCATCCTTGAGACGAAGCTGGATTTTGGCGATGAGAAGTTCAACGCCATTGATAAGAAGTTCGACGAGGTGATGATGCACCTTCGCCGCATAGAAGACAAGCTGGATAACAAGGCAGACAGATGAATTTCCTAAACAATTTTGAAAGCAAGATTGATGGCGTGAATGACACTGTAGAGTTTGTCATTCGCGTCTCTATCATAACGCTATCCGCTGTGATCCTTGTGGTCGTGATGGCGTTAGTAGTCGGCCTGTTCCTGCCCAATGATATTGTGGACAGCACCGCCATCCTTGAGATGATTAACCCTGCGTTCCAGACCATCATCGGTGCGTTCGTGGGCTTACTTGGTGGCCTCTCCCTCAACGCCAATGCGCGTGATACCGAAGCGCCTGTCGAGCCTGAACCAGCCCCCACACTTGATGATGACGAGATGGCTCCGTGGGAAATGTATCGCAACGATCTGCGCTACGACAACAACGACGACGGCACGATTGACGAGAAGGACTTCCCTAACTGGCGTAATACGGCAGCGTAAATGACAGGTGAACTCTCCACCGTTGAACTGATCGGCCAGCTTTGGCCGGTTGTTCTTGCATTCATTTCACTAACCATCATCCTCGCCAAGATGGATGTGCGCCTCGGTATGGTCGAAGAGAAGATCAAGACGCTATTTGAATTGTGGAATAAGGGGCAGGATAAGTGAGCCTTGTAGACCTTCAAAAGAAACTAGGAGTAACGGCAGATGGCGCGTTCGGTCCGGGAACATTTAAAAAAGCTGCGGCTTACTATAAACTATCACCTAATCGGGCTGCGCATTTCTTTGCTCAAACTGCGCATGAAAGTGGTGGGTTCAAAGCTTTTAGCGAAAACCTCAACTATGGTGCGAAAGGTTTACGCAGCATCTTTGATAAGTATTTCCCGACTCAAGCAATGGCTAAAGCGTATGAACGCCAGCCAAAAAAGATTGCTAATCGGGCATACGCAAACCGTATGGGCAATGGTGATGAAGCGTCTGGGGATGGCTGGAAGTTCCGTGGACGTGGCGCTCTCCAACTTACTGGCAAAGCAAATTACCAAGCTTTCGCAAACTACATCGGACGACCCGAAGTAATGGACAACCCCGACCTTGTGTCGGGTGAACTATGCTTTGAAAGCGCGCTGTGGTTTTTTGACAAGAACAAGCTGTGGGGCATCTGCGATCAAGGTACAGGCGACGCGGCCATCCTCGCGCTGACAAAGCGTATCAACGGTGGTACACACGGCTTCGATGACCGCAAGGCCAAGACAAAGAGATACTCGCAATGGCTTTAATGCCTAGCCCAATGTTGCTGTACGCAGTGGGCGGGGCGCTTATTCTTGGTGCAGCCTCTGGGTACAAGGTCCGTGACTGGCAGTGTGACGCTGCGTATTCCAAGGCTTTAGAAAAGGCGGATAAGCAACGCCAAGAAATGCAAGGAAAGATAGATGAACTTTCTACGTCGTATGAAACCCAGCGCGATCAAGCCGATGTGGTGGTCGCCGGAGAGCGAGAAACAATACGGGAGATATATAAAACTCTCCCTGCTGTCTCTGCTGATTGTGCTCCTGACTATCGGGTTATCGGGCTGCTCGAAGGCGGTATCAATCGTGCCAATGCCGCTGCCTCCGGCGAATCTAGCGAGTAACTGTCCAGTACTTCCCGCCCCGCCGTCGCTGCTAACCGATCCGGATCGTGCAACTTGGGAAGTTGATCTTATAGCTAAATACGGCGATTGTGCCTTGAAACATCGCTTGACTGTAGAAGCATGGGAAGAGGCTGTAAAAACTTCTAAAAAGTGATATAAGGGCGCAGCGCCTCAACACGGACAACAGCATGACACTGATCCCTATTTCTATACCACCTGGCGTATATCGCAACGGCACTGAGCTTCAGGCCGCAGGCCGGTGGTATGACGCCAATCTTATTCGTTGGCACAACGGGACAATGCGTCCGGTTGGTGGATGGCGTGTTCGTAATAGCGTAGCCACTAACGGTATCCCACGCACAACGCTGGCATGGCGTAGCAACGATGGCTCTCGCCGTCTTGGGGTAGGGACCAATACAAAACTATTCAGCATGACCTCTGCCGGTGTCCTCGTTGACATTACGCCAACAGGTTTTGTTCCAGGCCCAGCAAACGGCAGCGACAATACAGGCTACGGTAGCCTTACTTATGGCAGCTATGCCTACGGTACGCCGCGTCCAGACATTAGCCCAATCACGGAAGCAGCCACTTGGAGCCTCGATACTTGGGGCGAATATCTTGTTGCCTGTTCAACGTCTGACGGCAAGCTGTACGAATGGCAGTTGGATGATGTAGCCCCAGCTACGCTTGCGGCGCAGATTGCTAACTCTCCGACAGGCTGCACAGGTCTTGCCGTTACGGATGAGCGTTCAATCTTTGCGCTTAGCGCCGATGGCAATCCGCGTAAAGTTGCGTGGTGCGATCTAGAGAACAACACCGTATGGACGGCTGCGTCCACCAATCTGGCTGGTAGTTTCATTCTTACTACGCCGGGTAAGATCATGTGCGCTCGTCGTGTTCGCGGCCAGATGCTGGTTCTTACAGACGTTGACGCGCACACCGCGCAGTATGTTGGTGCGCCGTTCGTCTATCAGTTTGAAACAGCAGGCCGTAACTGCGGTATCATCTCACGCCAAGCCGTCGCTGTCCTCGATAACATGGCGGTATGGATGGGCGACCGTGGCTTCTTTATCTATGATGGCTACGTTAAGCCATTGCCTTCGGACGTTGAAGATTACGTCTTCTCAGACCTCAACGGCTCACAGCGTTCTAAGATTGTCTGCGTTCCGAACACGCAGTTTGGTGAAGTATGGTGGTTCTACCCATCATCTTCGTCCACAGAGATCGACCGCTATGTGACTTGGAACTATGCCGAAAATCACTGGTCTATCGGTACATTGTCGCGCACTTGCGGTATCGACAAAACCGTGTTTAACTACCCAATGATGTGGACCGCAGACGGTTTTGTATACGACCACGAAGTTGCCTTTGTTCGTCCGGGCGCTGGCGCTGTGTACGCCGAGACGGGGCCAGTTCAGATTGGCGATGGCGACCGCGTTCTGCACATTAACGAACTCATTCCCGACGAACGTACACAGGGTGATGTCACGGCTACGTTCTATAAAAAGTATTATCCCAACGGGATTGAGAGTTCTTACGGGCCGTACTCGCTGGACAACCCAACGTCGGTGCGCTTTAATGGGCGTCAGATCAGTATGCGTGTCGATAGTGCACGCGACGTTGATTGGCGTGTAGGTATCATGCGGCTTAACGCTATCCCAGGCGGGCGTCGATGAGTTTAAGACTTCCTCCACCTCCCGGCGCGTATGACCCGAATTATGAATCGCAGCGCAACCGCCTCATAGAACTTTTCTCAAATAATGTTTACGAGAAAGGTCTAGACGTTGGCATCTATGCGCCAGCAAAGCTGATCTACGAAGAGTATTATGGTGAGTTTACCAAGACCAACAGCCAAATTCCGGCTGCTGCAAATACGGCTTATGCTCTGACGCTCACCGATACTGAACTATCGCAGGGCGTATCTATTGGAAGCCCCGCGTCTCGCATTGTTATAGCTAATGCTGGGGTTTACGCTTTTTTAGTTTCGGTGCAGGTCACTTCCACAAACTCATCGCAAAAAGCAATTTGGGTTTGGCTTCGCAAGAACGGGACGGACATTCCAAACTCAGCGAAAGTTGCGTCTATCAGTCTCAACAATGGCTATCTAGAAATGGTAGTCGAGGATATTATTTCTGCTGCTGCAAATGACTATTTTGAAATCATGTTTGCAGCAGATGATGTTAACATCTCTGTTAGTTCAGTCCCGGCTACTGCGTTTGCACCAGCCGCGCCTGCCATTTCTGTTTCTGTAATTGAAATCGATCAACTGTAATGGGCTGTCAATTGTTTAATTTCTGTGTTAATAACGAAGGATTAGGCGGTCAGTCCGCTTGGGGGTTATAATGGCGACTACAACTACTACTCAATCTCAGGCGCTCAATCCTTTTATTCAGGATATTCTGGCGCGTAACTATGGAGCCGCACAGCAAGTTGCGTCCATTCCGTATCAAGCATACGGTGGCCCGCGCATTGCGCAGTTCCGACCCGCTGAAGAGCAGGCGTTCGGTGTTGCTACCCGCGCTGCCACCGAACAAGTTGGCGCGCCGCAATTGCAGCAGGCTACGGAGGTAGCCCAGCGCGCAGCCGGTTACACGCCACAGCAGTTTCAGCAGGATGTGTCCGGCTTCATGTCGCCGTTCCAGACCAACG